CGCTTCCTCGGTGAACCCCATTTTACCCACTAATCGCAATGCTTTGCTATTCCCGCTTGACACGGGAGCGATAATTTTGTCAACCCCACAGACATTGAAGGGGTAATCGAATATGGCCGCTAGGTAGGCAGGGATCATGCGACCCTGTACCGCGATGTGGCAGACGACGGAACGACCGTTCCAATTCTCGTACACCACACCGGCCACCAATTCGTCGTTATGACGCAGGCCAAGGGCGTTGGAGCGAGCGTCGTGGTAGCCCCCTTCGGTCTGGGAGCAAACCCACTCGCCCACATCCTTGCCGCTTTCTATACGCCAGCCCATCCGATTTGATACACAATGTCAGTTGATGCCCATTGGAGTTGTAGGTTCTTGCTAGTGCTGTTCATCTGGATGCCAGCGCAATAGCCAATACCCGTAACGCCTTGCCAGTTGTTGCTAATGATCGTGTCTTGACCCCATGTGCCGTCGTCCCATTTAGCGGTGTCCCATAGCCCCGCCGTAGAGGGCGAATAGGACAGCGCCGCCGTAGAGGGGGCGAGGTCAAAGTCCACGTTAATGTCGATATTGACGGCTGGCTGCCCGTTGCTGAACAGGCTAGGCCGTGCGCGGGTAAAGTATTTCTTTACGCCACGCGAATCAAAGTAGTTAAACGCCTGTAGCGCCCGACCTTCAATGTTGTTGGTGTTGTCCACATAACCCGTGGTGCCAATCGTCCAACATTTACCGACAAATTGGTTGCCGCCAAAGTACGGGTCATCATTAAGAAGGTTGAAGCAATTAGCCGCCCACCCCGTGAACCGGCACCAAGCCTTTGTAATGTTATTCATTACAAACTGCTCTTGGCTGCCCGTGCTAACCGGGACGTTGACGATCAACGCATTGTTGTTTGCGTTGTAAATCATGCCCCAACCAAAGTTGTTCTTGTAATTCTGGGCAGCAGCAGCAAACGCGCCCTGAATCTTGTCTGACAACGCCACGTTGGGGTCAAGACGAGACGACTGCAACGCCGATGCGAGCGGAAACAGCCCGTCAAGCGTCAACAACAGCAAGTCGCCGCCGTACTTCATCATGCAACGCTTGGAGATAGGCGCACCCACCATCCAAACGCCGATCAGCGCCCATGTGGAAGCGCTAGAGGGATCGGTTCCGCGATAAACGATGATTTCGCCCTTATCGGTAACAAACACAAGGTTGTCATCGACGCCGTAGCCCGCGTCAATCGTCCATGTGCCGAGGGCAACCAACGTACCGCCGAGCTTGGCAACGGCTGATAGGTCAATTTCCTGCGCCGCACCGCCCACCGCAAGGGTCGGCAAATACCATGCTTTTAGGGTGTCTTTTTGGATGAACCACACGCGGTTCTTAAACAGCGTGATATTGGAAAGCGTGGTAGTCGTAACGCCAGTAATGGCGGGCGTTGACGCGCCATCTAGCGCCGTCCACGTTGATCCGTTGTACAGCAGCGGCTTATCAGCCCCGTTGACAGCCATTAGGTAATTGCCGCCCGGTGTAGTTACGTTAATGTACTCCCACCGGCTGTTTGTTAGGCCGCTAACCGCAGCCGCACCGACGGCGCCCGCCGACGTTACGTCATAAATCTTGCCGTCAGATACGGCAAACAGCTTATTGGTCGCCGCACCGGCATAACTCAGTAGCGTTTCGACTTGTCCCGGCAAACCCGTGGCGTGGCGGCTATATCCACCGCGCAAATTGACGTTGGAAACGCCGGGGAACAGGTTATCCAGAATGACCGCATCGGTCGGAGCCATGTTGGCGAGCGAATCGCGGGCGTTCCAACCACCAATAGGCGCTGGCAACGAAGCGACGTTCGCCGCCGCACGTTGTACGAAGCGACGTTGACGCAATCCCGCCATATTAGTTCCCGTCCGTGCCGTAGCCGCTGTCTGGGATGTTGTCGTAGCCGATCAGCACCGTACCCGGTCGCGGCGCAAACGACAGGTTTGCAGACGCCGTGTCTTGTGCAATGGCCGTTTCAAGCTCTTGCAGATAATCACGGTAAATGGCCGTGGTATCAAAGCCCTTGGCCTCGAAATACTTGAGCTTGGTGGACAGCACCATCACCCGATCTGGGTAGATGCAAGTGTCCGAGTCAGCAGTAAAGCTGGTCTTGGGTGTGCCGTCAGCGGCATTTGCCCATGCGTTGCTGCGGTACTCAAAACCGAGCAACTCGCCCGCGTTCATACCCGGCCAAATCTGGAAGTATTTGCCGAGCAGACGCCAACGGATACGGGGGCCGGTGCTGATATAGCCCGACAGCAGCCACTCCCATTGTTGCGCTGACTCAGGGCCGAGCATCTCCCAGCGCTTGCTCTTGTCCCAATGGGTGCGGTTTACCGTGCTGTAGTAGTCAGCCGGAAGGTCGTATTTAACCTTCTGGAAAATGACTTCAGCGTTGATCTGGTTAGAGGTCGGTTCGTAGTTCAGCGTAACTTGGCTCGCGCTGTCTACGCTAGTAATGTACGTCGCGTTGGGGATGCCATCGCCCTGCACTTGGTAGGAAGTAGACAGACCGGCAGTAGAAGGGATGCCCGTAATCGTGTACGCGCTATCCGTCCATGTGCCGGTTGTCGAGATGGCTTCCGTGTAGAACGTATGCTGCTTGGTCAGTTCACGCCAGTCGGCACGACGCATCAACTCGTAGCCAGTCGCGTTCATCAACGCCAAGATTTGAATAACATCTTGGTTGCTGTTGCCCGCTACCGTGGCCGGTGTAGCAACGCCCAGCTCGTTCGTGACTTGCTGGACAAGTTGAAGCATCGTGGTCGTGGACATACGTTATCCCTCTGCGGCTATTTCCTTCGGCGGTCTGCCACGGCGCGGCTGCGAGCTAATAAGCTCTGCCATCTGCGCTTGCAGTTCCGCTAATTGCTTTTTGGTTTCTTCCAATTCCGCGCTGTTGTCCATGCGGTTCTTACGGTTGAGGTACTGGCGGGCGCGCTCGCGCAAACCCACGCCACCCATGCCGATACGCTGGAGTTGCGCGTCAGATGCCAAGGCCAACTGTTCAACTGTGATGAACTTGAGGATGGCAAGTTCCGCAACTTGGTCACGGTTAATTTCCTCGGGAGCAGCCTTGTGCCACTCTGAAATCGGCGTTCCAATCTGCGACGCTGCGCCTTCGCTTTGCTGCATTTGGTAGTAAAGCCATTGGCGCGGGAATCGTTCCTTGTGATCGTCTCGGGCAGGCTGGTCGATAATGTTCGTCTTATCGCCGGGGGCCATGATCCGAACGTAGGTCTTGCCTTCGTTAGCACCGTTGTCCTTGGTGTAGAACTCAACGTGCAACTGAGCGTCAGCATTTGAAACATCGCTATCTAGTGGCATTTTCCTTGCTCCTGTGGGGATTGGGGTTATAGGTTATTGACTTGGGTCAAAGTACAAATAACCGAGGGAATTGCAGGCCACACGCTTGTAGCGCTGGCTGCAAGAATTCTAACGCCTGTATCGTCCGTAGCCCACATCAACTCTACATAGTTAGTGGGTTCAAGCTGGATGATAAAGTTCCAAGCGGCAACGGTACGCGCCGCCGTGCCTTGGATGGCGATGGTAGTGGCTGTGTTGGCGACATTAGTGCCGTTTTTACGCAGCCAGATGTAAATGTTTCCCGTGCCGCCCGAGGTCTTGTCTAACTGTGCCGAAAACTGCACGTTGTAGACGCCTTGGTTAGCCACAACAAGCCGAGAGGACGGCGAACCGATAGATATGCCGTTGCTACTATCGGTCGTGTTAAACGTCATCGCGTAGGCGGTATTGATCGCAGCCGCAGTTTGCAAAGTTGTGTCCGAAAACGCACCGTAGTGCAGGATCGGCACCGAGCGACCGAAACCTTGCAGTTCCTCCCACAGCGTATTGCTGACGGCAAAGAACATTGCAGAGCAATCTGCGTTAATGGTTCCAAATCCAGCCGCGTTAATCGTATCGGTAGCGCTATACGGGTATACCTTTAACGAGTTTGCGCCGCCATTTCGGATGATGATGGTTTCGCCCATTTCGGCTTTGGGCAGCTTTACGCCCGTACCGGATGCAACCGTCGTTACGTTGGTGTAAACGTATGTAAGTTGCGTGGCATCGCCCGCAGACGTACCGGCAGCGGTCAATGACGCTGTGCCATCGCCGCAAATAGAGACTGTGGATAACTGGCTGATGCCACTACCCAGAACTCGGGATGGGATAGCCATTAGGCCGCCTTTGCCTGCTCGTCCCTGACGCGCATGATCTCGGCAATCAGGCCGGGGCCGCGCACATCAAGGGTGATGTCGGCCATCACCTCAAACAGCTTTTGGAACTCATTAGCCTGCTGCGCCATTGCTGCATTACAGGTGAATTTCTTGCCCATCGGGCCGCCAACGTACACATCTACCGTGGGGCCGCTCGCTTCACCCGTAAATCGCTTGATACCAGCAGGGCTATTGCATGAGTCATAGCCGTACATGATGAAATTACGGAAACCGAGCAAATATCCAATGTTGATGGCTCGCAGACCCGAAGTCGTGCCACCACCAACGGCAATCTTGTTGGGGCCAATGGCCTCCATCTCTGGGCCTTCTGCCCATGAGTGCCACAAAAGAATCTTGCGCCCTTGCAGATGCTCAAACGTCGAGGGCGGGCAACGTGAGGCGGGCATATATAC